TACATTCCATTGTGATTTCACAATACATTGGTTGCATTCCGATACCTTCAGGGTTTACATCCCAAACTAAAGGGTCATAGCTGATGTTTACGGAATTAATAATGATCTGTGTATGGAAGAAGTCACCAATTCTTAAGATTGAAACAGGAGGCTTCCCAAAGATTGAATTAGGTGCATCCCCAATTCCGGTACCTTGTAAAGTACATTGCTGTAAAAACGTTAATCTTGTATTAAAATCTTGTGGAGTTTGAGAATGGAAAACTGGTGAGAAATATTTATTACCCTCTTTATATTGTGATATTAATAAATTCGTACTTTCACTGATAGTATTATTAATTTTAGTTGTGTTAGGATATCTTTCAAAAATATCATTATCCTTACTACCCTTAATTTTACTTTGGTTTAATTTAACATCTTCTGTTCTTTCTTGTTCTAATCTTCTATCCAAAATTTCTTTATCTTCAACCGGAACTACCAGAGTAGTATCTAAATTTGGATTGTAATCTAACGTAACAACAACTTTTCTATCTATAACATCTTTATTAATTGTATTTTCATTAGAATTATTATTAACAGCTTGTTTATCCCCATAAGAGATAATTTCAAACTTTTGATTTTTATATTGTCCACTCTTTGGTACGATACCATCTTTAGGATTGGTAAAATCATAATCCTCTAATTTCAGACTATTAATATCATTTAATTTATTAAAAATATAATTATATACAGCCTTAGCACGTAAGAAAGATAAAATTAAATTATATTCACTTCCAGCTAGAGAACTTGTATAACCACCAATTACTACTTTGAAATTCTTTCCCTCATCAGTATTTAAGAATTCTATATATTTATCAATTCTTGTAAAGAAATCAGCTTGTTCAGTATTACCTAAAGAATTAGTAGTATCTTGTGTTAATGTATTATTTAAAACCCAAGTATTATTATCAAAGTGACAAGTTAATGGTTTCTCATTTACAAATGGTGAAGGACGAGAATTAACCGGGATAGTTTTTGGTTGTGGTGTTTGTTTCATTCTTTGAAGATCACGTTCTGCTTCTTCTGCTACACTATAGGTTTTAACTGGTCTACCATTATTATCTTCCCTAAAAAATTTATCATATTCATTATTCCCATTATTTCTCCACTCATAATTATCCAATTCTTTTGGATAATCAACCACCAGTAAAAAAGTTATGTTAAGAGTTCTCTCACGACCATTGTAAGTATAAATAGGCTCACTTCTCCCAATAAATTGAACATTAGTAATATCTGTAGAAATACTTTCATTAATAGTTAACCCATATGGTGGAAACCACATTACACGTCCACCTTTAACACCCTTTTCATTTGGTTTAAGATCAAGAGGTTTACCTTTATATGCTAAGTTTTCAATTGAAAACATTAAATTTTTAACATCAGTACCATTCTTTGGTGCTATGTTTGGGTATACCGTTTGTAAAACTGAATTTACACCAGCATTACCATGATTAAATTTCATTAGGTCACCAGTTGAAGCATAAGGTTTATTTTTACTGAAAACTCTTAAAAATTTATCTTGTTTATCATCAGTAAAAGTACCACCACCTCTTGGAATAAGATTAAGTGAACCAAATCCATTTTTTTTAATAACTAAATCAGTTTGATTATCTAATTTATAATTATTAATTATTTTATTAGTATTAAATAAAATACTATTAACATCGGTACCTAATATGATTTTTTCTTCACCAATCCAATCAGGAGAATACTGATTCTCTTTTGTAGGTTTAAATGTATTTCTATCGATATTTGATTGATAAACTTCAACCTGACCATCACCACTATTTTTTAAAATAAAGTTAGCACTATCTTCACTAGTAAAAGTTTTAGTAACAAATGGAATTGGATTATCAAAATTAGAAGAAGTATAACCAACTAATAATTCAACTAACGTTGAAAAATTCTTAGTATTTTCTTTAGTAATACTCCAATGATTAGCTTTATTAAAATTTATTTTATTACCTTTGACACTTAATGTAGGAAGAACTTCAGTACGTAAATTACCAGCAACTCTATAAGCAAGAGTTTTAGCCATTTCAATATTAGCTATTTTTTGTATAGGTGTATTAGGTAAAAGAATTCTACCAGCAATAGTATTACTGAAATCAATTGAATTACCACCTACAGTACTTATTATCGTAGATAGAGTATTATTTAGAGCAGAACTTTTAAGTTCATATATATTTTTAGGGGTATACAAATTATAACCCTGTAATCTATGTAAATATTCTGATGATAACTCCGTTAGTTTTGACATTATACTTTTTATTATAAATATCAAAAAATGGATTATATAAATTATTTTTCAATTATTTTAAAATAAAACTTGACAAACACTAATAAATGTGTTATATTTGTATATATAAATTTGATAGTTATGTCGTTTTGCTTCGCATTAATATTAAATAATATTATTTTATTAAATAATAATTTACATTATTTATTTTTTTATTATTATTTTCATTATATATATTAAATAATAATTATATCTATCTCAATTAAAAAAATAATTAATATATAAATTTAGGTCAAATACGACCTGACGTGTAATTATCCACCTCTTCTATCTCTTTCAATATGTAAAGGAATTGTTCTAGAAAGAACCCTTGAAACAGCCTGTCCATCCATATTTGCGGTAACATCCACATTTAAGTTAACCTTATCATTTGTAAATTTAACTTCAATACCATCACCAAATGTGGTACTCAACGATGCAAACATAGCAGCAATTGAACCCATAGTTCCTAAACCTTTAGATACTTCAATTAATTTATCTAATTTTTTTTCATTAATACTTTCAATAGCTTTTGAAATAGTTTGGAATGAAGTACCTGCGGTTGTTAATCCAGTAAAATCAATATTTTGTATTTTACTACCAATATTTGAAATAGTCCCACCTAACATAGATAAACCTATCCAAGTTAATGGATTTGCAAATAATGCTAATGAACCAGCTAATAATGAAAGATTAAAAACTAATGCACTTAAACCTGCTATGATTGCTGGGTCAGAAATATGTGATAAACTTTCAAACATCTCACCAAATCCTTTAGCCATATAACCTAATCCAACGGCAGCAATACCAATACCTGCACCTATTAAAGCTACGGCTCCACCGAATGCTAACATAGGCAATGCTGCTGCTGATGCAACAGTTCCAACTATTGCTATACCAACACTCAACACTGCGAATGTTCCACCTAAAATAATTAATGTATTATTCAACTTATCAAGTTGTTCTGAACTAAGACCTTTAAACGCTGTAGCCATTGCTGCAATACCTTCAGTCGCCATCCATACACCTGCACCAACTAAAGCTACGGCTGCACCGAATGCTGCCATATTAGCAGCAGCAGTTGCATTGAATGCACCACCTCCGGGAGATGTAGGTACAACCCTTTGTGTAGTATCAGAAACTACACTACTAGCACCACCACCTTTAAGATATTTAGCTATAGATTGAAAAATACCACCACTTGCGGTAGCAAATACTTCTCTATATAATCCGGCACCCTTCATTAACAATCCACCAATGGCAGAAAGACCCATTATTGAGGCACCTATACCGATAAGTGGTTTTAATAATGAACTCTCATTTAACCATTTGGTAAAATCTCCTAAGAGAGTTAATAACGGTAGAAACCCTGATTTAAGTTCATTTATTGTATTAGTTAAAATTTCATCAAATGATTGTGCTTCTCTTGCTCTTTCCTCTAATGAAGAATTAGATGCTATCAATGCTTGAACTTGACCTTCCGAAATAGAACGGATATCTTTCATTTCACCGGATGCTAATTGTACAGTGAACTTACCGTTTTTCTGTATTTGGGCAACACTTTCAATGAAATCTTTTGATTTAGGACTTAAGTTTCCCATCATACCACCCATCATGTCCACTTGGGCAGCTTTTTGAGCAGTTTTAATTAAATTTTCAATAGGCATACCTGTAGCCTCAGCTGCAAGCCTCAACCTCTGCATATCACCTGCTGTAATTTCTAGTTCACCATTACTTCTATTGAAACTATACATGCCTTTAGTAAGACCTTGCATAGTTTTAGTAAATGCTTCACCATCATTCCTAGCTTCATATAATAATTTAAAAGGGTCTGTTTTAGCAAAGTTTCCACCAAGTACTTGTAATTGTGCAGCCATATCAACAGCACCTTCCAATGAATTTGATTTTTCCATTGCACTAAATATACTACCCATATCAATTTTGAATTTGGTAGCATAGATAGCCATTTGTCTTAATCCCTTCGTTCCACCTTTGAAAACAAATTCTTGGGATTTTTCAAGATTACTATTAATAGCTTTAAGTACTTCATTTGCTGAAACACCGAAACGTTCTGATTGATTAACGGCTTCTTCATAAAAATCTCTTACACCTCTTACAGATTTACCTATTAAATTGAACTTTGCAGCCATTTTACCAGCTTCAACAGTCCCCATTGCGGTACCTTTACCGACTTGTGTTAAATAATTTAAATTTTGTTCACTTAATAAAACAGCGTTACCCATTTCTTCCGTGTAAGAACCTTGGATTTCGGCTAGGTCTTTGAAAGAATTACCTAAATGTGCACCATAAACAGAAGCTTGTTGTAAATTTTGACGTAAAAGAAGTGAATTAGTACCACTCAAACCCATATTTAAAGATAACGCTCTCCAAGCCTTATCAGCATCAAGAATAAACGCACCTAGATTAGACAAAGCACCACCTATAGCAGCCATTGAATAAGTCTGTAAATCCTTAAAAGCTAAAACTAGAAAACTAGTTTCTTTAACCATTTGCCGCTGGTCACTAAGTAATCTCCGATGTATCTCTACCTGTTTATCTAACTCCTTAGTGATTGAATCTTCAGCGTCACCATTCTGTTTAATGTATTCAGCCTTGGCTTTTTCAAAATCAGCAATTTTTTGTTCAAGTAATAATAAAGCTCTCTTTGCATCAAGGTAACCAGCAAAACCGTCATTCACCCTTTTATTAAAGGCTAGTAATTGTTTTTCGACCTCAAGAAGTTCATTTGCAGTCCTAAGATTTTGGTTTAGGTCATTATTATTAGTGGTACCGCTAGTGCTACTGCTCATTTAAATGGTTTATTATGTTCTAAGGTGATGTAAGACTTCAAGTAATTCATTTAAAGCTTTACAATGTATAAATTGTGAAAAATCTTGACTACCGCCACTTTTGACTGTAGTTTTGATTTCACTAAAAACAATTTTCAATAATTTCTTTTTAACGGTTGCTGCTAATTTTGAATCATCGTATTGAATGTTATAAAAACTTCCAACGTGGATGTAATCTTGTGGTACTGGTCTAACAAAGCTAAAGTGATTATTTTTATCTCTGTTATTTACAAATTCGTATGACCATTTTGTATCGTAGTAGGTGTATAAACCTGTATAAGTTTCATGTCTAAAAGGTTTATTATTATCTGTTCTATATAATTTATATGTTAATTGAATATCTGTTCTATCTTGTGTGTTAATAACGTCCAAAGACTGTACTGAAACCAAAGGAGTTTTTGTAGTACCAAATTTACCATTTTCTTTACCGTCAGCACCTTTATTTAAGGTCTTCATTTTATCCATCATATTAGCATAAGCTATCATGGTTGATTGACAATTCTTGTGTATACCACGATATAACATATAGATTTTACCAGCAGCCGAAGAATCGTCAAAAGGTAAATCTAAATTACCGCCAATGATAGCATCATAATACTTGTTTGCTACAGGGTCGTTCTGATCTAAAAATGTTTCAAAATCTACTTCATTTATTCTAACCTGTCTTTGATTAGCATCCAAATAAAATAAATTATTTTTAAGTTGATCAGTTTGGTTAATTGAAAATGTACTTTTTCTAGTATTATGATTTATTCTTAATGTTTTACAAATATCAATGAATTCATCCATAGCATCTTCATACATACTTTTATCTCCCGGACTAAGTGTACTAGATTGGGTAGCTAATGTATTGTGTATAAATTTATATAAATTGTAGACTCTGTAAACAGCAATTTTATCATTATAAATTTTTTTAGCGTTTGAATCTAAAATATAACTAATAACAGAACTGGCTGCGGGGCTATTATTCAATAACTTTAAAAAGTCATCAGTAGTAGCCATTCTTTGTCCACTTGAATTAGGGGTGTTTATTATTGAATATAGATTGGGTGCCTGAGCAAAGTCTATACTGTATCCGTTTACGATGTTTTCAAAAATGTTATTTAATCTAATTTTATCCATCAACTGTTTTTATTATAAATATCATAATATATATATTATTTCATACTATCGTTCAATTTAGTAATTTTTTTAACTAAATTTTCTTCGTGGAATTTACGAACGTGTACTGGTAGTTTCAATATACCCTCCATAGTGTACCCATTTCCTTCATTTAATAAAAATGAAATTGTATCATTCACGTTTTTATTAAACTTTCCTAAGTTCTCTTGAGTTAACCCAAATAAACTCTCATCAACTTGAATGGTAATATTTTGTTTCACTTCATTTACATGACAAAACGTTTGTTTATTCAAACCAAAATCTATACTATCAATATAATTTCTAAAAGGTCTACTTTCCAGTATAGGCATATATTCCATATAAAATTTTATATGTTTTCGATCTTCGTCACCATTTATTGAATGTATATGTAAAATTTGGTTTTCTAACTTAGAACATTTCAAGAATTTTTCATCGGTGACCTTCAGATTTTTTAATTTGATAATATCATTCTTATGATGATATGTATAAAAGATACCATCATCTGGGAATAATTCAATATTTTTAATTTCAATATTTCTAGTATCAAAATAAATTCTATCTTTATCTTGATAATCAACAATGTGTCCGTAGGCGTTCTCTTTTAAGTAAAGTAATAGGAATTCCTTATCATTGATTAATAATTGATTGTAGGGGAGATTATTGGGTTCACATACGGTTTTTTCCAGTAATATCCTCAATGCAGAACCTTGATTGAAAATATTTGGTGCGGTTAACATTAATTCATCTTCAGTAGTCATAAAGAAAACTTTCACAAATTCTAGTTGACCTTCGTAGAATAGACCCTTTGATGGCAAAGGAATATTATCATAGAGCATATTATTTTTTTGTTTTAAATAAAAAAAGGGGAATAATCCCCTTAATTAAAAATGAAAAATTATATTATTTTTTACTTGTTGGGTAGAAGAAATCTAAACCTAATACAATTGTATCAGTAAAGTCAGTTTCTCTTATTGTAGATTTAAACGTATATTGTAAATCTACTCCCGGTTGAATTTGTTCAATATATTCCATTAAAGCCAAACGATCACGTGGATTCATAATTTCAACAAATTTTGAAATATATGCTTTTTCTCTTTTATCTTCAATTGACATTATAATGGTCTCTAATCGAACGGTAATGTATGGGATAGTATTTGTACGTTTATTCTTTAATTTTTCAGCACGTGCGTTAATATAGTCACCCATACCAACAGTCATCATCTTAAACGTAATACGTTTATTCATAATAGGTAAAACAAATTCAAATTCACCTTTTTCATCAAATTCAGCTGACAAAGGTTTACGTGTAAATTTATTTAAATCAACAATCATCTTAGTAGGTTCACCACTATCAGGATCAATTGTAGTAGTAGTATAAACATCACCATAAGCACTTTTTCTTAAAAATAATAATATCTCATTGAAATCTCCAATAAGTAAATCTTCTACACGAATATCTTTATCTTTTAATTTTTCTTTTACTAGTGTGTTGAAAATTGCACCATTACTCATTAATTCTGATGAATATAAAATATTTTCATCTTTGGTAGTCATATACTCAACCTCAAGTATTCCGGGTATTTCTCCACCATATAATTTACCTTCACTTGGTAATGGTACCTTATCAAAGGGTATATTAAAGATTTCATCTTCATATACTGATGTACCTTTTATTATATTATTTTTTGCTTCCATTTTTTATCTATTAAATTAAAATATAAGTTATTATTATTCAGATATAAATAGTATCAAAATAAAAATCCCGTGAATTATTAAAACACGGGATTAAATATAAATTGTAATAAAGTTTAGAACTTATGAATACATCTTTGTGGTTGAAGTGTAACACCAATTTTTTGAACTTCTCCGGTATCAGAATGATCATTTTCACCGAAGTCAACTTCAGTAATCATACATTTCTCTAAAACCCAACTATTGATTGGCACACCAATTGGGTCTAATGAGTTAAGAATTAAATCTTTCATATATCCTTTAGCATAACCTTGTCTTCCAGAAAGAGATTCAGAACTAAGACGAACCCATTCCATAATTTTCTCACTCGTAGAAGGACCTATAGTTTGGATGAACTCAATTGTAATAGGCTCCCAAGAAAATTGACCAACCACATAGAATTTAGTGTTCATATAGGGTATCTCAATTGATTCTTGTTTGAATTTAGGTCTACTAGCTTTTGAAACCATCCATGATTCTAAACCTAAATCGGTTGGAAATAATATTTCGAAACGATTTACTTTTACAAGTTCATAATCGATTGGTGTTTGTCTTAATAAATCTGCCATAATAATTTTTTTATTGTTTACTATAAATACTATAAGATTTAAATAATTACGTTTTTTACAAAAAATATTTATTTAATAAAAAAAGTCAATGTTTTTAAGCATTGACTTTAAAATATAAGTTTAGATATTTAATTTTTAAATATCGTTAAAAGATGCACCATCACTAGTTACGCCAAACTCGATGTCGATAAATTCAGCAGATTTCGTAGGTTTGATTTGGATTTTACCTCTCAACTCTAATCTATCTCTTGTATCAGAAGTATTTAATACATCATCACAAATAACTCTGAAATCAGTTACACCTCTTTGTTGTTTTACAGAAGCTAAAATTGGATTTACCAAGTTTAAAAATTGTGCTTGTAATTCAACATCATTTGGTTCGAAGACTAATCTCACTGCAACAGCCGATACTAATTTTCTAACTTGTAAGAATAAACGTCTAACATTATTTCTATCAAGAGCAGAATTAGTAATTTGTAAGTTTCTGTTACCAAAAATTAATAATGGTGACTGTGGGAAACTTCTGATTGGATTGATTCTACCAGAATATAAAATTTCAGCAGTTTCTTGATTAATTTTAACTCTAGTTTTCTTAGCTTTCAATTGCCCTCTTTGATAACCAGCAGTTGTAAACCAAGGAGCTTTGATATTATCAGTTTGTGCAGCTAATCTTAAATATTCAAAAGTTGGTGGTAAAAATATGTTCGAACCATTTTGATTATCTTCAATTTGAACCCAAGGTGCAAATGTTGTTGTATAGCTACTATCAATATCAGCAGCATCTAATATATTAACCATGTTTTGTGCAGCACTTGCAGTAGCTGGTTGGTCTGGTGTAGTTACTACATATAAAGAATCTGCTCTTTTTTCTTCAATCATTTCGATTGTTTCTTTAACTAAAGCATTTTGTCTATCGTAATCAATACCCGGAGTTGCAAATAAATTTATATACATATCATCTGGATTTGCAAAAGTTTCAATTCCTTGCAAGTATGCATAATAATCAGATGGTAAAGATTCTGTAAATCCAGAGAACTTTGGTTGAAAAATTCTGAAATCATCACTGTTAGTTCTATTGTTTCTGTAGATATCCCATCCGTCAAATCCACCTGCCGGAGCAACAGTAAATTTACGAGTAGCTAATGATTCTAAAGCCGTACCTAGTAACACTGCTTCGCTTGTGAAAGCAACTGCACCAACAGTATAACCAGTACCAGCGTTTATATCCATATGGAAACCTTTAGTAGTTGCGCTAGAAATATTTACTCCGTGATAATTAAATAAAGTATCATCTATACCAACGATATTAGAA